CGTCGCCGAAGTGCAGGTGGCATGGCCGTAGTAGTTGACGTAGCACACGTAGGACGAGGAGCCACCCATGACGGAACGCAGCCACCAAGTGCACCGAGTTCCGTTCAAGCGGTGCGCGGTATCGCGGAACAGGTCGAACTGGCAGTCGAAGCCCACGCTGTAGCCCTTGGTGCCCCACACTGGGCAGCCGTACACCTCCATCTCGGAGGGCGACCACACCTTGCCGATGTCCTGCCAGCTCCAGCTGTTGGAGTCGCTGAGCGCGCCGCTCGCGCTGTAACGCTCCTCAAGCAGGACGCGCTGGGTGAGCAGGTACTTGGTCAGCCCCTCGGGCAGGCACGCCTCGAAGGCGGTCTCCCACGCCTTGAGGTTGCTGTTCAGGTACGGGTTCTTCACGTCTGCGGTGCCCTGGTTGGTGTTCGCGGTGTTCCACATCAGGTAGCTGTCGTTGGCCACGCCGGTGACGGTCTTGGCCACGGCGACGGGCGCGGACGCGATGAACGCGATGTGGTGGCCCTTGGCGCTGTCGCCGCACTGGTAGTACGGGTCGAAGTGCGCAAGCAGGAAGCGCACGGACTGCTGGCCCGTGATGGCCGATGCGCTCACGAGCGGCACGTCGATGTAGTCGCCCACACGCATGCCGCTGAAGTTCGCGGCCTGCACGCGCTTGTGCAGCGCGTCGTAGATGGTGGTGGAGCCTGAGACATCGCCCGCGAGAAGCGTTGCGAGCGACTGTCCAGGGTACTTGCCGATCAGGCTCTGTCGGTTGTACTCGGCGTTGTTGAGCGCCGTGGTGGCGTTGGTGCGGGCGGTGTCGTCTATCATCTCGTAGTTGGTGCCGCCCACTGTGAGGATCTTAGCTTGAGCCATTTCGTTTCCTTCTTAAATCAATGTGATGGTGTTGCCGCTTGCGGAGCATGTTGAGCCGAACGTTACGGTCACCCCGCTCGCCGATGCCTTTGAAGCCGGGCAGTAGACTGTTCCGCCCATGTATATGAACTGACCTGTCGAGTTCGCCAAAAGCGTTGCGAGCTTCGCGTTCTGGGCACGCAGCTCCGCGACGTCCGAGCTTCCTGCGCTGCCTTGCGCCACGGAGTTGGCGATCTGCAACGCCTGGTTCGCCGCTGCGTCAGCACGCGATGCCGCGCCGTTCGCCGCCGAGGTCGCGTTGCTCGATGCCTGTTGGTCGGCGATATGCTCGTCATGGCGCTGGCTTTCGGCCTTTTTGCGTTCGATCTCGGCGTTCGATCGGCTCGTCTCGTTGTTCTGGCGCGTGGTTTCGGCATTCTTTCGCGCAGTTTCGTTGTCTTGACGTGTTGCCTCGGCGTTCTTGCGCGACGTCTCGTTGTTCTTGCGGATTGTCTCGTTGTTGCCGCGCTCGGTCTCAGCCGTTTTCCGAGCGTTCTCGTTGGACACGCGCGTCTTCTCGGCCGCTTCGGCGCTTTCGGTCGCGGTGTTGCAGTTCGCCGCTGCCGTCTTGGCCTCTTCGGCGGCCTCCATCGATAGCGTCGACTCGATGCGGAAGATCGAGCCGTCGGTGGTTCTGGCGCGGTCGATGTTGCCCGCATCGTTGAGCAGCAGCGCCGCGCCTTTGTTGGTATCTGCCATCGCACCTCCTTTACTTAGCTAGCACGCCGATCACGATGGCGTGCGGGCCGATTGCCTGGATGATGCATCGGTCGCCTGCCTTGGCTCCCGAGCATGAGGTGGTGTAAGGGAGCTTCAGGGATGCCCCCTTCACCGATACGTCCATGGTGGCTCCGGACACGGACTTCACCGTTCCGTAGCACGCCTGCTGGCCGGGAGGGTCGTTGGCGGTTGCATCGGCCATCGCGGCGCCGTATCGGCGCATGGCCGACATGAGTTCATCGCTCATACCTCTTCACCTCCATCTCGATTGGGCATCCTCCCACGAGCGTGAGAGTCGCAGTCCTCACCGCGAACTTGCCGCTGATGCCGGCGCTTGTCCAATCGACCATCACGGCATCGCCGCACGAGATAGGCGCGTACGTCCGCTTGACTGTTACTCTGCGGATAGCGCTCTGCTGCGTTCGCAGCATCTCGTTAGCCTTGGCGTCGGCGTTCCTCTGCCTCTCGGCATCGGTAGACCCCTCAGGCAGGTCGCTGTAGCTGTATGTGGCCGTCTTGCGCCAACCGCGCGAAGCCGTGGAGTAAGGGCTGTTCGGGTCTGAGTCGATGGCCGTGCCACGGTAGAAGGCGTCCTGCGTTTCGTAGTCGCAGTGCACCACGTTGGCGACGCCAGAACGGTCGAGCTCGTCGACTACCTCGTTGATGAAGCGAGCGCCCGCGCCCTCGCGAAGCGTCATGGAAACTGGCCTGTCCTGCGGCTCCCTGTACCTGCGCAGCACTGGCCTGCCGTAGGCATCCTCGTCGACGGCTCGGAAGCCCGCCACGTCGAGCAGCGCGTTGCACGCCGCCAGGCGCTTCGACAGCCTCATGTCGCCCGAATCGATTCCGAGCGTCCAATCCTGCGCTAGCTTGTAGTCGGAGCCGTCGGCGATCACGTCAGCGAAGCCAGCTGCCTTGAGCAGCTTTACGACGTAGGGGACAACCACGGTTCCAGCCGCCACCGTGAATGGGGCATCGAATTCGTCCTCAGCGACCTCAGACAGCCTGCCAGACAGGTCTGCCGTGCCGGTCGAGTTGACGCCGCGCCGAGTCCTCTTCGGCGCCGACACTACGAAGGTGCCAAGCGCCTCACCGACGGACGGCCCGCCGAAGTCGGCATCGAGGTACACGCGCAGAAGGTCTGCCCCGAGATCGAGAACCCCCGAGTAGTCGATTTGCCCGGTCGTGTAGTCCTTGTCCTGGTTGCGCTCTATGCACCCGCCGTTCTTTATGTTCATGATCCTCTCCACCTCGTTGCCGCTCGCGCGGTCGACGCGCATGAAGCGGAACGAGGTGGAGAACGGCTTGCCCCAATCAGCCATTTATAGGCTCCTCGAAAACGTTGTGCGTTACATTTGCCGACCCCTTCCAGATGCCGGCGGCCTTCACCGACATGTCGAAGTCCATCGGGCCGTAGGCACGCTCACCCGCGTGGCCACGCCACCAGCCCTTCCACTGCTCGTCCATGATGCGCAGGTAGGCATCGTGGCCGTCACGCTTCATTTCCCACGAGAGCGAGGTCTTCTTGTCAATCTCGTCGAGCATGTACGACATAGGGAGGTCGCCGTTCTCGCCGCCATCGGCGAAGTGGTATGTCTCAACCGCTCGCTTGGAGCTTGTCGAGTAGTCGCCGTTGTAGTCGAGCACGAGCACCACAGATGCGTCTTGGCCGAAGTTGAGGGCCATCCCATGCGCGAAAACGTTCGCGCCTGCCGTGACTTGCGAGGACGTGCCGTTGTCGGCATAGCCGGTTACCTTGTACTCGTAGTCGGTGTTGAGCGGCGGGATGCGGTCGATCGTCTCCTGCGAGTCGAGTATGTCGGAGGATATGACTGCATCGCCGCCGTACGACACGCGTTCCACCGTGAAGGAGGAGCATCGCGAGGCGTTGCCGAGAACGAGGGCGTTTCCGTCTACCGTGATGGTACCGAGCATGGAAAGCTCGTTGCTCACCTCGTCGACCGCCATGGGGCCTACAAGCGTCGTCTGCTCGATCTCGTACGACGAGAGGCCGTTCCTTACCCGCACGTGGCACGCCAAAGCGTCGTCGTACGACAGCGAGACATCAGGGGCGGCAGGCTCAGCCCAGTGGGTCTTGAAGCGGCGTGTGGCGGTTTTTGACAGTCCCGAACCGCCCTTGACCGTGAGCGTGAGCAGATAGTCGATTCCGTTTCTGATGGTCGCGTAGCTGCCGAACTGCGCGGGATTGAGGCTCGTCACGTCTGCGGTTGCGATGACTGCGCCGCCGACCTCGGCAAGGGAGAGCGTGGCCTGGGCGATGCCCGTCTCGTCGGTTGCGGCAACCTGCACGGTGAGCGGCACCCGGTCGATTAGGATGCCGTCAGTCGCGGGAGACGCGACCCAGCACTGCGGGTAGTCCGCGACAACGACGGCTACATAGCCAGACCATGCGCCCCAATCGGCGTGCAGGCCCTTGGTGCGCACGCGTACCTTCCAGCTTCCCTTGGCAAGCGAAACGGATGCGCTCTTGGCCGTCGTATACGATTCGGTGATCGTCTCTCTTCCGCTGAACTCCACCTGTGCAGCGCTCTGCGCCGAGCCGTCCTGATGGTTCGGAACCCATGAGACGGTGACAGCCGTCCCGGTAGGAACAACGGAATCGGCGGTCACCTTCGGTGCGAGGGGCGGCGTGATCGTCGTGACGGAGTTCGACTTGACCCATGCGGACATGAGGTTGCCACGCTTCGCCCTGACCCTGTATACGGCCGTTCCCGCAGGAGCGGCCTTGTCGTGCAGGTCGAGCCAAGCGGGGTCTTCACCCTCGGTGCTAGCCGTTATGGACGACCATGTGCTGCCGCCGTCCGTCGAGCGCTGGATATCCCATGCGGCTGCATATGCCCAAGCACCGTAGACGCGAAGCGTTACTTCGGTGGCGCCTGCCTTAACGGCCTCCACGCGCGATGGCGCGGAGGGCGTGGTGTAGGCGGTTCCGCACGATACGTGTGTTGAGTTGCCGCCAGGGCCGTGGGCGCAAAGGCGGTACTCGTACTTGTGGCCTGCGGTCGTCGAGTTGTCGGTGTAGTTGGTCACGTCCCACGAGACGTCGGCGATGTTTACCCATGGGCCGTCGTCGGCGCGGCGGTCTACGTACACGCCAGCCCAGGGGTACGCGCCGTCCATGCCCGTGTAGTCGACGTCCCACGCAATCTTGTGGGATGTGTCGGAAACGCGGGCCAGCTTCGGGTTCTTGGGAGGATGCGGTTGCGAGTATCCGCGCTGGGGAATCCAAGCGTACTCCGTTGCCCAGGCGTCTCCGCCGGCGCTGCCGTAGTAGTTGTTGTATGTCTTGCCGTAGACGTGGATCTGCACGGAGCAGTTCCAGCCGCTGGCCCCGCGCCCGACGTCCACGGTGAAGGTCACGGCGTCGCGCGTGGCCCAATTCCCGTAGTTGTTGAGCAGCACGTCGCGCGACCTGTAGGTGGTGCCGTTCACGATCACGTCGTAGTGCGTGCCGTACTGTGCCGCATACTTGTCGTCGATCGCGGCGGTGATTGTTATGCGCGAGGTGGTGTCGTTGACCGTGCTCACGCCGTCAACGGAGATATAGCCGCAATACCAGCGGTTGCGCCCCGCGATCTGAATCTCCCTTGTATAGGTTCCCATTGGCTACCTTCCCGACCCTGCGGACCGCTTGGCTGCGGAGACCAGAACGTCAACCGCCTGCATGATCCGCTGGTCTGCGTTTAAGCTTCCCCCGTTGACCGTGACGTTGTAGGTCGCGCCGGCGGCGCCTGCCCCGGCAACGGCAACCGACGGAGCGACCGTGATGCCCGAGCCGATAAGCGAGCTCGCGGAGGCTAGAGCCGACGTGATGGCGGAGTTGACCGCCCCCGTGCCGCTGCCGATGCCCTCGGCCCATCCCTCCATGAGCGCCTTGCCCGAGTAGGTTGTATAACCGTGGCCGCTGAATGGGCCGCGCTTTGCGGGCGAGAACGGGAAGAACGAGCGGATCTGCGAGACGGCGCCGGACACGGCGGAAAGGGCGCCGCCGATTGCGTTCTGGATGCCCCGCGTGAAGCCGTTGATCAACGCGCGACCGGAATCGACGAGCCACGACCCAGCGCCTGCGAAGAAGCCCATTACCTGGCCAGGGATGCTGGAAATGGTGTTCATGAGGCTCCCGATATGGCCAGACACAGCGCCGACGAGCGCCGAGAAGGCACCCGTCACTGCCGCGTACACCTGCTGCGCCGCGTTCGCCATCGTCGACACCATGGTCGAGAAGTACCCGGCGATCGAGGAGACGAGGCCGGACACGAGCGAGAGCGCTGAGGACACCAGCGAGCCGATGAACGCCACGACCGCGTTCACACCGCCTGAAACGGCGGCGACCACGGTAGCTATCCCGCCGCCGACAACGGATACGATCGAGCCGATGAACGTGGTAACCGCAGTCACGAGGCCGCTCACGACCGACATGACGAGGCCAATGGCCGAGGCTACGACGGATGCGGCGTTTACCACGACCGAGATCACCTGGCTTGCCACCGTTATCACGACGGACACGATTGAACCAACTACAGACAGCACGGTCTGGATTGCCGGTATGAGCATCTGAACCACGGAGAGAACTATCTGCATGCCGCTAGCCAATATCGGCAGCACGGCGTTGGCGAGGTTTGCGAGCGCCGTGCCGATAGACGTGATTGCCGGCATGAGCGCAGCGCCTACCTGCGACACGAGCGGGCTTACCGCAGCGAAAAGCTGCATGGCGACGCCGATGACCTGCGAAATGATCGGGACGATCATCGCGAAGGCGTTGTGCAGCACGGGCAGGATGGCCTGGCCGACGTTCAGCAGCGTCGAGCCAAGCTGCTCTATAACAGGCCGCACGGCGCTGAACGCGCCGATTGCGCCAGATGCGAATGACGCGATGGCGGGCAGCATCTGCGATGCGAAGTACGTCACGAACGGCGACACCGCCGAGATGGTCGTCGTCACGGCTCCGCTAATAGTCGAGACGATGGTGTCCCAGATGCCCGGTATCTGCTCGCCAAGCTTCCCGAAAGCGGACTTGCACGTGCCTACGACGGATGCCGCAGCGTCGGCGATCGCCTGGAACGCCCCCGTTATCTGGGAAGCGTCGACTGTCGGCAGCTGTATGCCAAGCTCGGCCAAGGCCCCTACGGCGATGTTCCAAGCGGTCGCGAGCGCTTCCGAGATCACTGGGCCAAGGACTGGGCCAAGGCCAGACAGCACAACCGGGAACGCCTCGACGATTCCCTTGCCGATCTGCGCAACTCTAGGGGCCACGTTCGTGGCTACCGCGCCGATCGACTCAAGCAGCTGCTGCGTGAGTTGCGAGAAGTCAACGTCGTCGCGCCCGAGTCCGGTGACGAAGTTCTCCCACGCGGCCTTCGCCATGCCGATGGAGCCGCTGATCGTGGTAGCGGCCTCCTTGGCGGTGGTGCCGGTGATGCCCATGTTCTCCTGCACGGTATGGATGGCCTCGACCACATCGGCATAGCTGTCGATCGTGAGGTCGGCGTTCTTGCCCTGCTCCTGGCGCAGCTTGTTGGCGTCTGCGATCAGGCGCTTCATCTCGGCCTGCGTGCCGCCGTAGCCGAGTTTCAAATTGTCCAACATCGTGTAGTTCTGCTTCGCAAAGCCTTGGTAGGCGTTCTGCACGTCCGCCATGTCGGAACCCATCTTGTTCACGTTGTCCGACATGTCGCCCATCGCCATGTTGGCGTAGTCAGCCGCCTTGGCCACGTCTCCGCCGCACGACGAGACGAGCGAGGCCGCGAAGCTCGTGGCCTGCGTCATGTACTGGTTGGCGGACATCCCGCAGGTCTTGTACGCCTCTGCGGCATAACCTTGCAGCGTCTGCGACGCGGAGCCGAACAGGGTGTCGACGCCGCCCACCAGCTGCTCGTAGTCGGCATATGCGGAAAGGGCCGCGCCGCCAATCGCGGTCACGGCCCCGGTGAGCGCTGTGAACCCGGCTAGCGCCGCAGTGGCGACGCCCTTGGCTACGGTTCCAAGCCCGGTCAGGATGCCCGAGGACTTCTTGGCCCCGCCGTCGATGCCGACGGTCATGGAGTCGCCGAAGGCCTTGCCTGCGGCGTTGCCCTGGCTGCCGAACTCCTTGCCGATCTTGCTCGCGAAGCCGTCCATCGACGGCATCAAGGACACATAGGCCGACCCGACACTAGTCGCCATCTTCCCCTCCTATCCCCAGGATCTTGTCTATCTCTTCCTTGGCTTCCAGCGCGTTCGCGCGGTGGCGCTCAAGCTCTGCGAGCTGCGCCGGCGTCTTGATTGGCTCGGGAGGCTCTGCGCTTCTGTCCTTCTTGTCGGCCATGCCCCAGGCGATGCACCGAAGCTGGTGCTCGATACGCCAGAGCATGTAGTCGGTCGTGCTCCACCTGAGTTGCGGGTACTGCGCCTTGGCGAGGCGCGAGTTGTCGGGGAGGTGCTGCCAGAGGAGCGCCATCCGATCGAGGTCTTCGGGCGCTCCATCCAATGGCAGGGCTATGCCGTAGAACTGCTGGAAGTCTGCTATCGCTTCGCCGCGCCTGTTCTCGAGGTCGCTGGCGAAGCCTATTAGTTTTTTGTCTTTGCCGCCTCGAAGGCCGCGTCGCACAGGCGGCGCATGTCGTATGACGTTCCGCCGAGGGCTTCGATATACTCCTCGTCTCGACCCATGAAGATGCGCTCCATGGCGTCCATCATCCCCGCCGGGTCGGTTTCGCTTCGGGCGAATTGCTTCACGGTTTTGTAGGACTTCAGCTCGTCGAGGTCTGCGGCGAACTCGCCGTCAACGCCGTCGACGGTAAAGGTGATCTCGGTCATTCTCTTTCCCCCTAGGCGTTGTTGGTCTCGGTTGACTCGATGTAGTCGTAACAGGTGTTGCCGTTGCTATCGACCAGGTACTTGAACGTGATTTGGCGCCCAGCAATCTCGCTCACGGCGAGCTTGATGTCATCAAGCTCAGAGGACTTGGCGGCGGGCACGACCTTGCGCCAGCGGCGACCGTTCTTGAGCACGAGTTCGAGCACGATCGACCACGCCTCGTCCTTGTTGCCGTTGTGTTCTACAGTGATAATGCCGTCGAGGTCGGTCACGTTGTCGGCGCCGTACATGACCTTGAGGGTCTGTGCCTTGATCTCTGCGAGCGTGAGCTTCGCGGACTCCACGCGCGAGGTCGTGGCGGAGTCCATGAGGTCGCCGTTCATGTCCTTCAGTTCGTTGGCGTCGGTCTCCTCGGACTCGGTGTATCCATCCTCGGAGATGAAGCCGAGGTTGAGGAAGGCTTCGGCGAGATTGGTCTTGATGTCGGTGGGGAGGGTGGTGCCTGTCGGGGCCACGAAGATATATCCGCCCTTCACGCCCTTGGTGGACGAGACGTTCTTGGTCTCGTTTTTCTTGAAAAGTGCCATGTCGGCTCCTATTCGCAAATGGTTACGTTTACGTTGGTCTGGTATCGGCGCTGGCGGCTGTCTGGGTCGTCCCAGCGGTACGTGTCTCCGCACGTGGCCTCGAACACGCACTCCTCGTCCATGAGACTCGGCACTGCGTGCTCCACGGCTTCGGCGATCTCTGCGGCGCGTCTGCGGGTCTTCGCCCATGACTGCGCCACGAGCTGCACACGGTTGATGCAGCCGCTGCGGCTAGATCCGGTCTGCGACACCGATATGAACTCGCTGGGCCTGTCGGCTGGCACGTCGAGCACGGTCTTGATGCCGGTCTCGTCCATGAGCCGCTGCGCCACCATGCGCTCCGCGTCCATCACTCACCGCCTCCGAACATTGATCTGAGGCGGTTGTGCTTGCGCTCGCTCGCATGGGCGTGCGGAGTCGCCGTAGCAACCACGAAGCCGTTTGCGAGCTTGCCCTTGAACTTGCGGACTATGTAGCCGGCACCCTCGCCGGGGTGCCGGGAGAAGGACGAGTTGCACGATGCCGCTGCGGCGTCTGCCTTCTTCTTGAGAAGCGCCTGCACCGCGCCTGAGTTCATAACCTCGGCATAGCCGCCGCGCTTCCAGCCCTTCCACTCGAACTTCACCTTGCACTTAGCCATCGGTGCGCCCCACTTCCACGGTGAGGTTCCAATCTCCGGGGGTGTTTGCCGGGTCGTAGCGCTGTGGGTCGCCTATGACGCGGTACTCGGTGCCTCGAACGTTCACGCGGCACCCCTTGAGCGATGCTGTGAAGCTCTTGGGGAAACACAGCGTGTAGGCGACCTCAGTGCCATCGGGGCGCGATGCGTCGAGTTCCGACGTGGCCCCCGGGCACACGACCACGCCCTCTATGGCGGTGTTCACGCTGCCGCGCTCGATAGGCTCGCCGAGCGAATCGAACTCGACCACTGGTGTTGTGACCGTCACCGATTCGGTGCTTATGAGTCCCATTCGGCATCACTCCCAACCGGTTGGAGCGCCCCGATGCGCTGGTCGAGCAGCCCGAGGCGCTTCAGCTCCGTCTTTCCCAGGTACATTTCGCCGAGGGCAGACCCGTACGACACGCTGGCCGTGTAGCCGCCTGCGCCCTGGCTGTACTGCATGGCACCCGCCAGAGCTGCTGGCGCAGACAAGACCCTGTTGACCACGAGGCAGCACACCGCTGCGGCAGATCGGTCGAAGGCGGCTACCTTGCCGCGCTCGTAGTCGCCCACGTTTGATTCGTAGGCGCTCATGAGCAGGTCTGACGCGTCTGAGAGCAGGGTCGCGGCGCGTGCCTCGTCGGTCGGGTTGCCGTACCTCGCCCTGTAGTCTTCGATTGTCGCTAGCGGCTCCATGCGCCTACTCCTCGCTGGCAGGCTCTTCGGCCTTGCCGGAGTCAACCGGCTTCGCGGCATTCTCGCCGGCCTTCTGCTCGGACGCCTCGGAGGTCGCGGCCATCATGCCAGCGTCGACGAGGCACTTGACCACCTTGGCGATGGTCGGGTTCGCACCAGGGTTTGCGGCCTGTTTGGAGATGCCGACAGGCTCGCCGTCGGCGGTCACGAAGCAGACGTGCTGCGGGAGGATCGGGGATGCCTTGGATGCGTCCTCGACGATGAACTTCTGCACAAGGTTCGCCATGGTTACCGCCCCCTAGGCCGTCTTCAGGATGGCGAAGGCCTTGGGGTCGAGAACCGCGTAGGCAAGGACTGCCTCGGTGCGGTACGCGACCTGGTTGTATCCCTTCAGGTCCTGACCAGTGTTGTCGGGGTCGCCGTACTCGATGATCTCGGAGGTCATGTCGCGCACCATGCCCCACTTGATGGTGGAGAAGTCGCCCATGATGCCCGCCACCTTCGGGTCGGCCTCGCAGCGGCGACCGTTGACGGTGCCGGAGGTCGCGGCGGGGATGCCGTCGATGTTGCCGACGTTGAGGGACAGCGGGATCTCCGGGTAGAGGCGCTGGCCGGTGGCGGGAATGCGCAGCTTGCGGAGGTCTGCGGCGAACTTGCGGGAGAGCGCGAAGCCGTTGATGTCGTAGTCGATAAGCGCATCGGCCAGCGCGTCGATGTCGTCGACCGCGGATGCCGAGGCGGTTACGGCGTTGGCCCCTGCGGTGAGCGCGGTGTAGCCATCGAGCGCGGTGCCCGTCTTGGGGGACACGGCGTGGTAGACCACGTAGTCGAGCGCTCGACCGATCGCGGCGGTCTGGTCGGCGATGATGTTGGTCACGATCTCAAGCTGATTGTCCTCGTCGGCCCAGCGCAGCTCGTCGGAGACGCGTGTGGTCGTGACCACCTTCACGCGCTTTGCGACGATCGGCGTGGTGGAGACCTCGGAACCGCTCTTCTTCGCGCCCTCCGCAACTACCTCAGCCTCGGTTGTCGGGTTGAACACGATGTAGGTGGTGTCGGAGAACGTCTGCGGGGTGCTGGGGGACAGCGCCGCGATGGTGGAGGTGTCCTTCGCCTTGTTGATGATGGAGGTCACTACCTTGTGCGGGAGCTTGACCTTGCTGGTGTCGTTAGCCATTTCGGCTCCTTACTTGTCTCTAGTTGTTACCGAGGAGCTGGCGCGTGAAGTCGCGCAGCTCCGATTTGTCGCCGTCGCCTGGCTTCGGGAAGCTTCCCGGCTTCTCGACCTTGGGCGCGGGCGGCTTCTTGAACGCGGCGAGCATGTCGTCTGCCCACTTGGACATGCTTTCCTCGTCGTCGCCGACGATCAGGCTCGCCGGCACGCCCTTCTCCTGCGCGACCTTGGCCGCGATCTTCGACCGCTTCTCTTCCTTCTCCTTGTCGTCGAGCCTCTTCTTGAGGTCGGCGATCTGGTCTTCGGCTGTCTTGTTCGCGTTGTTGGCCTCCTCAAGCGCCACTGCTGCGGTTCTGTTGGCCTTTGCCTTCTTCTCCCACTCGCGCGAGTGCTTCTTCTCGGCCTCGTACAGCGCCTTGTAGTCGACGGGCGGCTCCTGGTTGGCGCCATCTCCGCCTTCTGCTCCTGGTGCTTGTGTGGGTTCGTTTGCCTCTGCCATGTCGCGTCCTTTCCCGTGCCGTGCGGCACGCCTGAGCTGCCGTGCGGCTGCTCAACGGTTCGTTAGTTGGGCCGTGCGGCCCGTCCGCGACAGTTTCTTATGAGCGTGAGATTCGGCATGAAAAGGGCCACCCGTAGGTGGCCCTTGCCTATTTGCACTGGTATAATCTGTTGATGGAACGGTATGCTGCCCTCTACTTTTGAGGTTTTCGGTGCCGTTCCTTTTTATTTGACAGCTATGTACCTGCCATCCTTTAGCAGCAGGCGCACATGCGCGACCTTTGGGTACTTAGGCGCGAGATCCTTTGCCGCTGATATTAGTGCATTGTCGTCTATTCGCTCGGATACGGAGTTGTCAACGACCATGCACTTGACGCCCTCCTTTCCAGCCGTGCTGTCAAGGTAGTTCTTCATTGCGCCCCATGCGTTTCCAGACGTTCCGATTGTCTTGATTTCGATTCCGTTTTTTAGGTCTGGAAGCCCGACTTTGCGCTTTCTCCCATCTTCCTGAACCCATCTGTAATCTTGGATGAACGTCGGGGCAACGCCGTGATGCGCCAGCCTCTTCGCTGTTCCTATTTCCGCTTTGGTAGCCCGCTTCTCCACCCCTTTGCTGACAAATCCGATTTTTGGTTCCGTGCCAGTTGCGTACCATTTTGGGTCTCTGGTCTCGATCTCCTCGACCATGCGCTTGTTCACGTACTTGTCGAACGCCTTGCTGGCTTTTCCGCCATGCTCCTTGATGTACGCCTCGCGCTCGGCATCGGGCAAGGCATCCCAATCTGAGCGTATGCCGTTGCGCCCGCCGAGCGTGTCCATGCACTCGTTGAACCTGTCATACATACCGTCTTGGTCGTATCCCTTGACCTTCGGCCCCTTGCCGAAGCTCGGCACGACGCGGCAGTCGCACTTGGGGTGTGAGTGGCTCGCAGCCTCCTTCGTCTTGTAGTTGAAGCCGAACGAGGAGAGCATGAGGCAGAAGCCGCACGTCTCGCCAGACGGCACGCGTGCGTACCTCGGCTTCGCCGGGTCTTTGGAGGCGTTGTGCGCCACGCACATGTTCGCGGCCTTGCGGATCTCTGCATCGAGGCGACGAACGCACGCGGCCACGAATAGGTCGGTGGCTTCCTGTTTCACCACGCTTACCATGAACGCCTTCACCGAGCCGTACGTCGCCTGGGGGTCGCGCAGCGACTCGGCGACGGCGGCGTACTTCCCGGGCGCGTCCTGCGCCTTGCGCACGGCGTCGTAGAACTCGGCGGCGCGGCCAGCCGCAACGGTGTCTGCATAGTAGCCGCAAGCCGTCTCGATCACCTCGTAGGTTGCCTCTCGCAGCGCCGCTATGTCGCCGTTCCCGCTCGCCTCCCAGTCGGCCACCAAGCGGGTGAGCGCGTCGCTGGCTTGGCGCTGCGCCCTTCCAGATAGCGTGTTGATTTCGTCCGTGAGCTCGTTAAGCAGGCTGCGAGGTATCTCCGCCATCCTCGCCCTCCTTCGGCTCGAACAGCGAGGCCACGGCGGCGTTCGCCTGCGCCTTCTTGTTGTCGCTGTTGATGCGCTGGATCTGCTCGTCTGTGTAGTCGAGCATTTCGAGCATCACGTCGGAGTTGGCGAGCTTCGGCAGGCCCTGCACCTGCTTAAGCGCGGCGTCGGACAGGCTCACGATCGACGGGTAGGCCGGGGACATGAAGCGCGGGTTGAGGTTGTAGCCGGCATCGCGCTCGGTCTCGTAGTCCGTGCCGTTCGCCACGGCGAGCGCCATGTAGGCCACGTTGCGCAAGGCGTTGCCATTCTCGCGGTTGAGGTTCTTCGCATCGATCACGAGCGGTTCGAGCGATGCGGCGATGGCATCCGAAGAGGATGGGTTGTCGTTGCTCACGCCGAAGAAAGACACCGGAACGTTGGTGACCGCCGACATTTGGCATGCTAGCTGGCGCAGGTACTCGGTGAGCGGGGCCATCTGCAACTGGGCCGACTGCCACACGGTCGGCGAGTCTCCGTCAATGTCTTTGGTGATCTCGTTGACCGCGCCCATCGACGCGTCGTACTTGTTCTGCCCGTTGATCATCTTCTTGTAGGTGCCGAGCAGCCAAGTCTGCGGCAGCGTCGCGGACTCAGATGCCACTTCCATGCGGGCACGTTGGCGTATGGCGTCGTCTGTGATGCTCATGACCGAACGACTGATGCGCGAGGAGCCGAACGGTCGCTCAAGCGTGGCATCGTATGGCATGGGCTCCATGAGACAGCGACCCATGCCGTGCTCCATGTAGTCGGCCACCCAGTGGCCGCTGCCGCGCGTAAGCACCACCAGCGCGTCCTCCGTGAGCAGGTGCACGACGGTCGGCACGCGCTCGGTGTCGCCTGGCATCTTCTTCGACTCGGCCACAACGAGACCGGCCTTGATGCGCTTCTGCGCGTCGTCCCAGATCGCCGCCGCTGCGGTTGCCGGGTACGCTGAGATGATGGGCTTGCCGCCGCCGTCCGTGACAGTCCAGAAGCCGCAGCAGTGCTTCAGCTCACCGATAAGGTTCTTGCGGTAGAGCGCTTCGAGCTGGTTGTCGGCGCATATGTCGCGCAGCTGCATGGTAACGGCCTCGTCGTCGGCAGTGAAGCCGTTGAACACCGAGCGATCTGCCAGGGCGTGCACCGCTTTCTTGGGCCAATCAACGCGCGGGTTGATCTTCTTGGCGAGGGCTTTCGGCATGGCGATGCCCAGGTCTTTGACGCCGATGTGTCCGAGGTAATAGTCCTCCCGCAACATGTTGCGGGATCGGTGGGTGCGCCACGTGTCCATAAGCTCGCGCACGAGCGCCTTGTCCTCGTGTCGCAGGCCTTCCGCCGCCGCGACCTGTCCGGCCAGTTCCATGTTCACTGCTGCCATCAGAAGCTTGCCTCCTGTTTACGTCTCGGGTCTCTCTTGGTTGTCCTCGCCGCCCATAGGGCCAGCGATGCGCTCTCGATCGGCGCTGATGAAGAGTCGGGGCCGTCACCGAAGCCCCAGCCGTCGCGCCCTACGTCGCGCTTGATCGACTTCGTTGCGGAATCGTCCAACGCGGGCGACTCGATGTGGCTCGTCGTCCTGGCATTAACCTCGTCGGCCAGCATCGTCGCAGCAGCCTGAACGATCGCGGTGCTGCCCATGACGATCGCCGACTTCGGCATCCTGCCGTCAAGAAGCCGCTGCTTCAGCGCGTCCGCTCCGCTCTTTCCGTCGATGCAGACGCACGCGATCTCCTCGCGGTTGAGCAGCAGCATGTCGGATATGCCGACAGTGCCGCCCTCAGCGCCCATGAGGTCGTAAAGCTCGACGTAGGAGCCGGCACCGCGCTCCGCCTTCGCCCAGGACACGGCAACGCGCGACCCGTCGGGCGAGAACTTCACGCCGAACGCGAGCTTGCCTCCCTGCATCGGCCCCGCCACCTCGCACGCCTTCCACTTGGCGCTCGAAAGCGCGTATGAGTCGGCTCCGCCGATTGGGCTCCACCAGCCAAGGCGCTCACGCGCGAAGACGTCGGGCTGCATCTGCTCGGACTCGCCGCGTACGGCCTCTATGTCGAGGATCGTGCCGAGAGACGGGTTGTACTCGAACCATCGCGACTCGTCGTGCACGTCGCCGATCTCTGTAGCGCCCCACTCGATCCATCCCATCTCAGACCTGCCGTTGTGAACGTCCTCGTGGAGGTCGCGGAACACCGTGCCCACGTTGTCGGGGGCTGGCGGCGTGCCCAGGTAGATCGTCTGCGGGTTGTGCTTCGACCCTGCCGATATGGCGGGCAGCGAAGCCGCCTGCTGCTTGTCAGTAAGCTCCTGCGCCTCGTCGTAGATAAGCACGTCGTAGGTCTTGCCTCGCGCCAGCGAGTCGGTGCGCGTGGTGAAGCGGATAAGACCGCCGTTCTTGAGTTTGATGGCCTGCTGGCCGTTGGTCTTGCGCACGGCGAGCAGCAGGTCGTTAAGCTCAGGCTCGTCCTCGTCCTCGAATGGCCTTGAAAGCTCCTGGAACATCTGGTCTGAGGTGTCGCCGTGCTGGCATGTGTACAGAATCTTCTCGCCGTTGAGGGCGCCATGGAAGCAGCGGGCGCGAACGTCCCAGCTCTTGCCATTTTGTCGCGGGATGGATATGCCGATCGAGCGCAGCAGGTACTTGTCGCGTCCGTCGCGGGCGAGCATGGCATCGAGCAGGTGTGGCTGCCACGGCAGCGGGTCGCCGAAGTACGCGGATGCCAGTTCTGCCGCCATGGGGCCGTCTCCGTCGAGCCTTTCTGGGATGTTCGCCTCGTATGTCGGGGTCTGCCTCGCCTGCATCACGCGCCTGCCGCCTTGGCACGCGTCTCGCGGTCGTCGAACATGAGCGTGAGCAGCTTGCCGTGGGCGCTCGCGGGTCGCGCCTGCTGCACCGTGACGTTGCGGGCCGACTTGGACAGGCCGAGCTGGTCTGACAGCGCCCTGATTTCGGTGCTGGCTTCCTTCAGAACGGTCAGCGCCGGATTCTTGCGCATCATCTTGAGCCGCTTGCCGCCCTTGCCCCTGATCGGCTTGTATGCGGTGGCGTCGAGTATTTCGATCTCGTTGTTACCGAGGGCCATGGCCTCGCGTGCCTGGTTCGCCACGGCGTGCCAGTAGCAGAGTAGCGCCAACGTCGGCGCATCCTCCTGCGCGAACGTGCGCCTCGCGGTCAGCTGCTCCCAGATGGCGGCTTGCACGGGGTCGCTAGCCACTTCCTGCGGCATCTCGATGTTCTCGGCCATGATTCCCTCCTTCTTCGCGGGGAATCGTAATGGCGGCGTGAGATAGCGAAATCGTTCGGAACGGGCGGGGGGAAATCGGCCCTAGGCGGCCGGGGTGGCCTTCTGACCCGGGGGAGGGGCGACCGCCCCGCCTCTTTTCGGCGGCTTCGGCGCTCGGAGCCAAAAGAAAGGGCGCGACCGCCGAAACGACCGCGCCCCTATTGGTGCATTGCTATGTTTTGCTCTAGAACAGCCGCGTGCGGCGTATCTGGTACTGCTTGGCGTCTCCCGGCATCCTGTTGCCGCGCCGCTGGTTGCAGATCCTGTGGGCGGCGTCCACGTTGGAGTAGTCCAGCGGGTTGCCTCCCCTCGATACGGGCAGCAGCTCGTCCACCTCGAAGCTCCACGGGTCGCCGCTCGGCAGGCTGTAGTCGATCGGCTGACCGCATATGTGGCACGGCCTGCCCTCGGCTCTCAGCCTTGCCCTCAGCTTGCGCCGCGCGTTGCCGTTGCGGTTGCGCGGGTTGCCGCTCATGCCAGCAACCCGGAGATTCCCGAGATCGCCCACGCGATGCCGTAGCATGCGAGCGCGATGAAGAAGATTCCGATGGCGGCGCCGAGAACCTTGCCGATAAGTTTGTTAATCATATCATCCTCCAATGATCATGCGGGCCAGCGATACCGCCGCCCACAGCGTCAATCCGTCTATTAGCAGGGATGCCGCTATCACGAGCAGACATCCCCGGTTGCATCCCGGGCGGCTCATTCGTCCTCCCACCTTATCGTTCCGTCGTCGTATTCGGCCCGCAGCCAGTCCAGGTACTCGCCCCACGAGGCGAAGTCCCGCACCCGGCGCGATGCGAACGCGCACGTGGTGAAGGGGTTGCACTCGCTCACCGCGATGCTGAACCGCCGTCCGTCGCGCAGCATGCGCACCTCCATGCGCATCGCGGCCTCGGGCGAACCGAAGTACCGCTCCCAGTTGGTCAATCGTCCACCTCCTACCCGCAGGCGAGCAGGGCCAGAACCACCAGCCCCGCCGCCAGCGTTCTGATTACATAAAGCTCAAGGGCCACAACCGCGACAAGCAGCGCGGCGCATGATGCCGCTATCCATCGAACCGTTTGCACCAGTCCTCCTGCATGTCCTTGTAGTGTTCGACGATCCAGTCTCGCGCCCACTTCGCAGCCTCCCATGCCGCCATCGGCTCCTTCGCCTCCTGAGCGCTGAAAGCCTCCTCGAACTCAAGCTCGCAGATGCCGTAGTCGCAGCATCCCTCTATGCAGTGGGCGCAATCTCCGCAAGCCGGCTCGTCCACCTGGTTCCACGGCGCGTTCGGGTCTCCATCGAAGCAGCCGGGCGGCAGGTTCCACCCGCTGCCCGGCTCGTAGTAGGCCATGCTCACGAGGCATCACCACGGCACGGTAGGTCGTACCCGATGATCTCAAGGTCGTAGGCCACAGCTGCGGCGCGCTCGACCTTGCAGCCCCGTGCGTTCTCCCAGCCATCGCATAGGTACACAGCGTCGCACTCGGCCATCTTGCCAAGGCTTTGGCTCAGGTAGTACAGCGGCACGTTCACCACCTTGGGCGGCACCGCGAGGCCGTCCTTGAAGTACGTGTCCACGACCTCGTATCCGCGCCGCTCAAGCTCTGCGACCGCCTTCGCGCGGGCCTCAAGTATCTGCTCCTCGCCAAGCCCGTTCATGGGCTGGACGATCATCGCCTTCTTCATTTCTGCTCCTCTCGCACGTTGCTATAGTCGATTTCGTCGCGGCACTTTTCGCAGACCTCGCCGACACGCTTCTTGTTGTCCTTCCAAAATTCGCGCGGGTAGCACGTGAAAAACGGGTTGCAGTGCGTTTTGCCGCACCTCGCGCACGTCCATTTATACGGGTCGCAGCTCATGCGATCTCACCCGCCTCGGCCATGGCGATCCTCTCGCCGATCCACCGCATCACGGGGACGGCCATGCTGTTGCCGATCGCCTTGTATCGCGGGCCGTCCGGGCACTCCTCTGCGGGCTTGCCGCGATAGGGTATCTTCGTCCAATCGTCGGGGAATCCCTGAAGGCGCTCGCACTCACGCGGCGTGAGCCTTCGCACAACCATGCCTCCTCCTTCCTCGCTGAAAAGCGTCTGAGTGTTGCTGGTGGAGAGGGTGAGCGTCACTTCGTCGCTCACCAGCGCTCCTTTGCCCCCCGCCCGCGCATCCGCAGCGGACGAGCAGCGTGCAGGCGCTCACAGGCACACCGACGGCGCGTCGCCGCCAACCTTGAGCGTGCCAACCATGTCGTATCCGATCGCCGTGTTGGCGTTGAGGTCGGCCATCGTTATCGGCTCGTCGATGGGGTAGACGGCGGGGTTGTGCCAATCGGCGGTGAGCGTGGGAGACTGCTCGGGCTCTGCGCCTACTCCTCCCGCGCCTGCCCCTTGGTGGTACTTGAAGCCTGCGCTGCGAGGGCTTCTTCCAGCCTCTTCGGCAAGGCTCGCCCTCTTTTCTGCGCTCGATTCAAGATCCCCTCGCATGCTCTCCGGCTCAATGAGTACGCCGATGGGGGGGCAGGCTCCAAGATGTCCGACAAGAAAGAGACGGCGGCGTCTTTGGGCCACTCCGAAGAACTGCGCATCGAGTATGCGCCACGCCAGGCCGTACCCGAGCTTGTCCATTTCGGACAGGAGCTGTCGGAAAGCCTCCCCATTCTCGCTTGAGAGCGCTCCCGGGACGTTTTCCCAAAGAAACCATCGAGGACGTATCTCACGTACCGCCCGAATGTACTCGAACATGAGTCCTGACTCACCTTGCAACCCCTCCCGTTTGCCCGCGATCGAGAAGGACTGGCACGGGCTTCCGCCAACCACCAGATCCACCTTGCCGCGGTACTTCTTCCAGTTCATCTTGGTAACGTCGCCGATATTCGGAACCTCTGGGTACCGCTCGGCCAACACGGCGCTGGGGAACTCGTCGAACTCGGCGAAGCACGCAGGCTCCCAGCCAAGCGGCTCCCACGCCACGGTTGCGGCCTCTATACCGCTGAAAAGCGAGACGTACTTCATTGGTGCGCCCCCAATGCTTGCTCGACGAGCATGAAGAAGCGGCGCTCGGCGCTGTCCGACGGGTTGCGCTTGCGCATGTCGGCAATCTTCAGCAGCTCGTCTTCCTCGTAATAGGTGGCGTCCCAATCGACCTCGGGCCAGTCGTAGCAGGAGCAGTGCCAGCCCTCCAGTAAGATATAGCCTTTGTCGTAATAGTCGTTGATTCCATCGCCGGCGTAGATCAGCATGTAGCGCTCTTCGCTGTAATCAGGCTCGCTTTGAGCCGCGCAGATGATGCGCCACGGCTCGATAATTTTCGGCGCCTCGATGGTCTTCATGACTCGTCACCGTCCTCGGCCTTCGGCGGTTTCTGCTCGAATCGACACCACCTGGTTCCGCGCACGTCTATTGCAACGAAATTGTCGTAGCGCTCGCAGCACGTGCGCTCCACGTGGTCGAGGTATGCCGCACTGTTGCACAAGATTGTCACGCTGTTGAAGGCCTTGAAGCGCGAGTGCACGCATTGGGTGCACGGCGGTGTCTTGGCCTTCCTAATCTCCATGATCGGGTTTTTGAGCTTCATCGTAGGCGCCTCGTTCCTCTTCGCTTGCTCATCGCTCCGCCTTCTTCCCGCTCAAGACATGCAGCACCCATTGGGCTGGCACCATCGCGCAGCCGTACACGTATTCGCCGCTCGGCGGCTCGGAGGGGTCGAAGGATAGCCTGTCGGCGAATGAGCCGTCGTCGCCTTCCATGTCGTAGAGGTCGATTCGGCTCGAAAGAGCCCGGCATTCGTCGACGAGCTCTTCGATTGTTTCGGGGCGCTTCTTTTCACTCGTCATCATCTTCTACCTCCTCGCTCTGCTCGTCGGCGCATGCCGAGCCGTCTATCAAGCCAGCCAGGCGCATGAACAGCGAGCGCGGATTGGGAAAATCGTCCTCGCCCGTGGCGATGGATTGCAGCCTCGCCCACCACTCGGACAACGTCGCGCCTTCGCCGTAGACCGCATAGTGGCGAAGCTCTTGCGCAATCTCCCTGCGCTCTTCGTCGTTCGCCATGCTGGCCACCTCGTCGATTGGTGGCACGCGCATATCGCTCATTCGGCCACCTCCACACACCCGGGGAACCGGCCCCGCAGGTCGAGCACGGTCCCGTCTTCCAGCAGCGCGAAGCACTGGTAGCTGTCGTCGGTCAGCGACTCGACGATCGAAAGCGCCTCGGCCTCGTCGTCGGTCTTGGCGAGCAGGATGCCCTGGCGGTAGGCGCTGGCGTAGCTCTGGCACAGCGAGCGCTCGTAGATCCCGATCATTCCTGCTCCGCCTTCCACTCGTTGACCAGCTCGTCGTACTCCTCTCGGAACTCAGGCTCGAAGTAGGCGATGAACTCGCTCTTGGTCATGCCGCAGCGCAGGCTTGAGTAGCCGACGTGCTCGATGCACCAGTCAGAGAACGGAATGAGCTTGCCGCCGTCGTCCACGCTCGTGCGGTAGCCGGTGCCGTCGCGGTAGAGCTTACGGCGGCCTTCCTTGCGGATGGCCTGCTCGACCTTCGAGGCATCGCGCTCGCCGCGCTCCATGAGCTTGCCGCGCAGCTCCTCTGCCTCGTCCTGCGCCTGCTCAAGCTTGCCGCGCAGCCAATCGCGCTCAGCCCGCGCCTGCTCCAACTGATCGAGCACGTACTGCTCGCATGTCTTGATCTCCATGGGTTACATCCCTTCACGTATCATCTCGTTGCCGTCACGGTCTGTGATCAGCCAATATCCGTATTCGTAAAGCCCGGGGTCGTGCGGCTCGTAGACCTGCAACAGCTGACCCGTCCACCAGGCCTCCTCGTAGACCGGATGCCGCCAGCGCCACTCGGCCTTGAGCCGCGCCCCGCCGTGGAACTTGTCGTGGCACCCGGTGGTGCCGCTGCCGCAGAGGCAGAACAGCGGGCTTCGCAAGTCCCAGGAGCCGCACGGCGTGACCAGGCGGAACGTCTCGCCCCAAGACCGGTGCGCCACGTGGTGCACGCTTCCGGCGCGCCTGCCGCAGACGCAGCATCGGGGCGAAAGCGCCTCGTAGGCCTTTCCGTGGGTGTAGTGCACACCCAGGTGAGGCTTGCCGTAAAGCTCGGCTCGCTCCTTGGGGTAGCCGCGAAGCACCCCTGCATCGAGGATCATTGCAGCCTCCCGTCCGGTCCGTCGAAGTGCACGACCCTCGCGCCGCCCCTCAGCCGCGACACTATTGCCTTCGCGGTGTCGGGGTCTCCCTGCTCGGCAAGCCTGCGCACGAGGTCGCTCGGCTTGTACTGCGTGGTCACCAGCGTGGGAAGCATCGCCGAATAGCGCTGGTCAATCAGGCTGAACAGGCTGTCGAGCACGAAGCCCGTCGGCCTGCGCTTGCCCAGGTCGTCCACGATCAGGTAGCGCACCTCGGCGTAGCGCTTGAGCGGGTCGCCGCCGTCGTGGAAGCTGCGCTGGATCTCGTCGAGGATGCGGTACATCGGTGCCATGAGCACCGACCGCTTGCCGCCGGCCAGGCGCTTCGCCACGGCTGCGGCGCAGGTGGTCTTGTGGGTTCCGACGTCTCCCCAGAGGTACACCCACTGGCCGCGCTTCATGCACTCGGCGACCTCCGCAGCCAACGGGTGGTCGAGGCTCACGTAGCGATCGGGCACGCCCGCTCGCTTCCAGTCGTGCATGGCTCTGTCGAGCGCAGCCTTGCGAGCCGCCTCGGCCTCGGCCTGGCGCTCCTTCTCGCGCTCGGCCTCGGCGCCTGCGCAGCCGCACTGCTCGTAGCCGCAGAACAGCGTCCGCCCAGCGAGCCGCGTGGTGCGGGCCTTGAGGGTCGCGCCGCAGTGCGGGCACTCAGTCGTAGGCCGAAAATCCATCGTCTGGCACCTCCTTTGCCATGCCGTTTTTTGGCTTCGAGGAGCGCACCCAGATGCGCACCGAGGCCTTCCAGTCCTTCATCTTCGCCTTTCCGACCATCCAGCCCTTCTGGGCGTAGAAGTCGACGAAGCGCTCGGGGTCGAAGTCGGTCGAGGCGAGGTCGAGGCCCTTGCCCTCCGCGTAGCTTCGGGCGTACTCGTCGACCTCGGCGGGAGAGGGGGCGCGGAAACGCGCCGCTTTCCCTCTCTCCTTAATCCCTTTTCCTGACTCCTCTTCCTCTTCCTCTTCGCTTGCCCGTTTGCTCTCGGGTTTGCTTGCATCGTTGCTTGCCGCTTTGCTCTGCGTTTTGCTTCCGCTTTTGCTTGGCGGTTTGCTTCCCGTTTCGCTTGCCCGTTTGCTTTCGGGTTTGCTTGCCGCCTTGCCGCCCGATCCTCCCGCCACGATGCGCTTGCGCGAGGTCTCCATGACTGGCTGCACGGCGAACAGCACGGCCTCTTGGGCGTCCGTCCGAGGCTCGGGCTGTTCGCCAGTTCGCAGGTACCGGACGATCATGCCGATAAGCTCGTCGCCCTCCCTGCGGTTGCGCAGCCTAAGCGGCCCGTCTATGAGCGAGTCCAGTACCTGCATGCCGCCATCGCCCCTAAAACGGGATGTCGCCGTCGTACAGGCTTTCCTGGGCGGGCGGCATGGGCGCTTGCTGGGGCGCCGCCTGCGGGGCGGGCTGCGGTGCGTACTGGGCGGACGCCTGCTGGTAGCCCTGTGGTGCCGCCGGGGCTTGCTGGTAGGCCTGCTGCGCGTTCCACTGCTGCGGCGCCGCCTGCGGGGCGGGCTGCGGTGCGTACTGCTGCTGGTATCCCTGCGGTGCCGCCGGGGCTTGCTTCTGGCTCATGAGCTCGATCTCGTCCACGATCACCTCAAGCTTGGATCGGCGCTGGCCGTCCTTGTCCCAGCTCGAATAGCGCAGCTTGCCCTCGATGGCCACTTTCATGCCCTTGTGCAGGATGCGGCCCATGCTCTCGGCGCGGTTGCCGAACATCGTGCAGTCCACGAAGTTCGGGTAGTCCTCCCACTCGCCGGTTTGCTGGTTGCGGCGGCGGTCGTTGACGGCCACGCCGAAGCCCAGAACCTGCATGCCGCCCTGGGTAGCCCGCAGCTCGGGGTCGCGGGTCAAGTTGCCGCTGATGTTCACTCGGTTGATCGACATTTAGTAACTCCCTTCGCCCGTCCCGTTGGACCAGGTGCGCTTTATGTCCTCGTCGACGGTTCGGATCTTGAGCTTGTACACGTTTATCGCCTCTTGGCTCGCCTTGTAGAGCGCTTCGGAGCAGTCCCTGCGCTGCTTCAGCTCGGCTATGTCCTGCCGGCCTCGGCAGAGGTCGCTTATCACCGTCACGGGCGTTCCCTTGGATCGCTCCTCAAGGATCGCGATGCGCAGCGCCTTGCGGTACTCGGCCTCGTTCTCGGCGTACTGGCTTCCGCTGTTGCGCAGCGCCTGAAGCTCGTCCATGAGCCTGTCGAAGAGCTGCATGCGCTCGGCGTAGAGGTCTTGCATGGCCTACACGACCTGCCACGCGGGGGACGGGCAGCACCCTGGGTTGGCCTTGAACTGCTCGTACTGCTGACGGCTCTCGAAGACGTAGGAGGTGCCGCAGCTCTTGCACTTGGCGATGAACCGGCCGAACTCTGGCGGCTCCTTCTCGGCGTGCTTCTCGGTTCCCATGAGCGTGTCTGGGTCTGAGGTGCCGTCGATGTCGAACGCGCCGCAAAGCGCGTACTTTCTGGCGTAACTGGATGCGCTGCCCGTGACCTGTGCCTCGTTCATTCCCTTCTGGCTCAAAGGCTCGCGGGCGTAGGCCGTAACGTCCAGGGGATCGCCGTGGCCGTCCTCGAAGAACAGGCGGCACGTGGCCTTGACGTAGTAGCGCTCGCCGATTTGCTCGATGCTGTCGTTGAGCGTGAAGGCTATGCCCGCCTCCTTGCACGGCTCCTTGAGCGCCGCCACGATGTCCTCCATCGAGCGGTAGTAGAAGTTGCCGTGGGCGTTGTAGCGTGCTTTAGGCACAACTACGGATCGCTGCACCTGGGCCACGGCCTCGGCCAGCGTCATGTGCTTGTCTTCTGCCATCGTCTACTCCATCCTCGCTGCTACCTGGGCTGGCGTGCCCCGGCGGATGCTTCCGGTGATTCCCTGCGCCTTGAGTACGGATGCGAGCGCCTGCATCTGCGATCGCGTGGCGCTCGGCACCTCGACCGTCCACGCCTCCAAAGGCTCCGCGACCGGTGCTGGCATGGGTGCCGGCATGGGGGCGGGCATTGGCGCTGGCGCGGGCATCGGCTCAGGCTCGGTGATCTCGACCGGCTCAGGCTCTGGTTCCGGCATCGGTTCCGGTTCGGGTTCTGGTGCCATGGCCGCCTTCAACTCGGCGATGCGCTGGTCTTCCTCGTCGGCCAAACGCGCTGCGTTCAAGGCGGCTCCGAGGTCGAGCGTGCGGAAGAATTCGCGCTCCGCGTCGGCGTAGTGCGGCATCGCCTCCTGCTGGGCCTTGAGCGTTTCCCAGTCTCGGGCCACGTCGGACACCTTTGCCTCAAGCGCCTGCTGCGCCTTGATCTCGCCGAAGGTCTTGTTGAGCCACTGCGGCTCATGCAGGCGCTCGTAGGGGACGACCGGCGCGAGCAGTCCCGCGAACTCCTCGTAGTGCTGCTGTAGGCGCGAGTAGAGCGCGTCCTTGCGCGTCTGCTCGGCCTCGTCGAGCTGCGCCTTGATGGCGTCGGTTGACTCGTCGATGATGGCCGTGATTTGCTTGCAGCGCCTCTCGAATGCGTCGAGCGGCTTGTTGTACTCGCGCTTCACGGCCTTGCGGCGTTCGTCGATCTCCTTCTTGATGCCGTTGAGGTAGCTGCGGTCGTGCTTGGCCTCCTTGATGGCCTGGGCGCTCGTGAGGTCGTAGGTGGCGCCCTCGTAGTCGGCGACGACCTTCTTCACGTGGGCCTCCAACGCGTCCATGTTCGAAGCGATGGTGGCCTCGGTGTAGGTGACCTCAAGCGTGGTGGCCTCGGCCTCGATGACCTCTGCCTCGACCTGCTGCGGTTCGGTTTCCTTAGCCATAGATCTCGCCCGTCTCGTCGTCGAAGTCCATGGCCTGCTGCTGCTCGGCCACGGTGAGCAAAACCGTCTTGCCGCTCTGCTTGATGATGCGGAAGGCGTCGGCGTTGTCGGTAAGGATCTCGAATTGCAGGGTCGCCACGCTTCCCTTCACGGTGGCCTGCTTGAACTGCGCCTGGATGGTCGCTTCGTTGATCATGTCGCTACCTCCTATTTGATGCCGAGGACGGCGGCAAGGAACGCGCGACCGAACTCGAGCTCTTCCTCGCTGACGGGCTTGATCTTGTCGGCGATTAACTTGCGGCTCTTGGCGACGCACTTCTCGTCGATTCTGGAAAGCCCGGCCTCGCAAAGCGCGATCATCACGTGGTAGGCGTTTGCCGCCGTCTCGCCGTCGTTGTTGTCAGGATGCGCGGCGTCGAACATGAGGTTGTTCGCGATGCAGGCGGCGTGGTTGAGCACCGCTTTGTGGAACTGGCTCCCGTGGACGTCCTCAAAGCCGTTCTCTTCGAAGTATTTGGCGTTCATTTCTTCTCCTTCACGTACTCCTCGACGAAGTACTCGATGTGGATGCTGATAAACGGTTGCGTCCCGTGGCAGGGCCTCGGGCGCTTGTCCACGGTGCAGGTGATCACCTGCTGGTCGTCCTTGAAGGCAAGGCCGTTGAGCGAGTCGCAGACGAGCTTGCCCACGTTGTCCCAGTCGGGCTTTCCCATGTCGGAGCGCCCTTCCCAATACTTGGGGTTGCTCTTCGCCAGCGGTCGATAGGTGGATATGCGCATCCTCACGGGGCCGTCGTGCCCGGCGAAGGTCTCGCCGTATTCGGCCCGCCACGCGTCGCGCACCTCCTTCTCGGCCTTCAGGGTCTTGGTGGGGGTGTAGGTGCGGTGGTTGCGGTAATCGGTGCGGGGGCGCTGCTTGCCCACGACCTCACGAACCGGAACCACGACCCGCGCCGTCGCCGCCAGCGTTTGAACCCAGCTCATTCGCTGAAACCGTCCGACTGGCTGCGGTGCTTGTTGAAAGCGCCCCTCAGCTGCGGGTAGCGGGCCTCCATGATGCGGGCCAGGCTCGGGGCGATGCCGTTCTTGCAGGCCACGTGCAGCTCGTTGCGCACCATGTTCACCAGGTAGTTGACCGACACGTAGCCCTTGCGGTTGAGCCTCACGGCGTTCTCCACCATGAAGTTCCAAGCGCCTGGGTTGTCCTCGATCCACTTGCGGGCCTCTTGGAAGTCCTGCTCGCCTGCGGAGCCGAGGCCGAATATCTCAAGCTGGTTGCTCTGCGGCTTGGGGCTGTAGCGCTCGTCGTTACGCATGGACGACACCCGCCGTGGTCTCGTATGCCTGCTGGGCCGTTGCCACAGCGCCGTCCATCGTGGGGATTACCCACGCCCACAGGACGATGAGGAAGATGATCGTGGCGGCTAGGAAGCCGACCAAAACGCCAGCCTTGAACTGGGAGGCGTCCTGCATCTCCTTCGCGGTGGGACGGGGCTTGCGCTCGAATGGTATGATGGTCGAAGCATCGTTCTCGATGCGGTTCATGCGGGCGCTCGGAGTGTGGTAGCTGGGGGCGCTCGCTTTCTTTTTGCTTTGCATTTCGTGCTCCTTTCTGATGTTTCCGCAGGTCATAGCACGTGTGGCTTTTGGTGTGCCTATTTTTGCTTTTTCTTGGCGCGGCTCTTTGCGCTGTAGTAGCGCTGTCGCTCCTGGTTGTTCCTCTTCTCCCTAACCGCCTCCTCTCGCATGGCGTTGGCCTGCTCGGCTAGGTCGGACATGTGAAGTTCCTTCGTGCACTCGATGCACCAGCCGTTGATCCGGTTCAGGGGACGGAATGTCCATCTGCCGCAGTTTGGGCACTGGCTCCGCTTGCGGAGTGAGAGTCCGCAGCGTTGCGCTTGCCACTTAACCGAGTCTTCCGAACGTCCCAGCGCCTTGGCTATCGCTTTAGCGCCTTCGCCCGCGTGCTCTTCGAGGTACTTGAGTTCACGTGTTGACCACTGCCTCATTACGCCTGCTTCTCGCCTTTCTGCTCGCTTTCCCGGTACGCCTTGACCAGCACGTCGCACATGTGGTCGAATGCCAGCTCGCGCGGCGTTTTGGGCTTTTCTGCCTGCTGCTTGGTGGGCGTCTGCTGTTCGGCCATTTAGGCCACTGCTCCTTTTGACGTGCGCTCGTCTACGAGGCCCGCCAGGTAATCAACAGAGCATCCGTAGAGCTTCGCCAGATTGATTGCGTCTGGCACGAGAAGCGGAGAGCTTTCGCCGCGTTCCCACTTGCCGATTACGTACTCGGAGCGGTGAATTTTTTCTCCAACCTCTTCTCTGGTCAGGCCCGCCCGCTTACGCTCGGACACAAGATTGTTGAGCATTGTTTCCTCCTTTGCACTAGTTTCTTGTGCCTGATTGGCACTATATACAAGTTTCTTGTATCTGTAAACCCTAAAAGTTTGCCATCTGTACAAGATTCTTGTATGCTGCAACTATCCTAAGTTAGGGGTGAGATATGAGCCTTAAAGACCTCAGGCAGCGATCAGGGCTGACCCAAAAAGAGGCAGCGAATGTGTTCGGCCTCAAATACCGGACTTATCAAAACTACGAGCTGGGCAACACTAGCCCCGACATGGACACAGCGGCAGAGTTTGCACGCTATTTCAAATGCACGATTGGCGAATTGTTTGACCTTGAAGAGGGCGACAGCGAGCAAATTGGCAACGCAGATCGCGAATTGCTCGACCTTTTCAATTCAATGAACAAAGACGGTCGTAAAGCATTAATGAGCGTTGCAAGAGGCCTCGTAGATGTATTTCCGAACAAATAGGAAGGGAAGACTATGGCGTTGAAGGACATGATGAAAGACATGGCAAGCGCCGCCGTGTCGCAGGCGCAGGGCGCTGTGCAGGAGGCTATGGAGCGCGATACGCAAACGGCCAAGTCCGGCGGCGTGATGTCGGGCATGATGGGCCACTACTCGGAGATGTCTGTCGATGCGGCGCAGAAGGACTACGGCATGTACCTCATGCGCGGCGAGTCGTTCACGCGCTGCTTCGCGCTGGTGCGCGACAAGATGCTGTTCACCGACAGGCGCGTCATCTTCATCGACCACCAGGGAATGACGGGCACCAAGGCGGCGGTCGTGTCCATCGACCTGAACAGCATCGTGGAGGTGAACCTTGAGACGGGCGGCATGGGCTTCGACCACGCCGAATTGTCGTTCTCGTACATCACCAGCCCGTACTACAAGGTGTACGGCGTGCAGACCGCCACGAAGACGCTTGAGTTCCCCAAGGGCTTCGACGTGCAAAGCCTGTACGGCATGCTCTCGGAGCTTGCGTACGAGAACGTGCGCCGCATCAACGCCTAAATATTAGATACATAAAAGAAGCCCCACGGGGTCACAGCGTTGCAGCGCTACCAGTGGGGCTTTCCACAGAACCTCTGAAAGGAGGCCGTTCCATATTATGCCAAAAACAGCGGTGATATACGCCCGCTTTTCATGCAACAAGCAGCGCGAGGCCTCGATAGACGACCAGCTGCGCGTGTGCCGTGACTGGTGCAAACGCGAGGGCTACGCCATCGCCGCCGAGTACTGCGATTACGCCATATCGGGCCGCACCGACGACCGCCCCGAGTTCCAGCGCATGATAGCCAACGCGGGCGAATCCGACATAGTGCTTGTGTACATGATGGATCGCTTCAGCCGTGGGGAGTACGACGCGCCCATATATAAGCGCGAGCTTGCCCAGCACGGCGTGAAGCTCGTCTCGGCGCTTGAACAGATACCAGATTCGCCCGAGGGCATCATTTACGAGAAGCTGCTTGAGGGCCTTGCGGCGTGCGAGTCGAAGAAGACCGCGATCCGCACGAGGCGCGGCATGGAGGGCAACGCGCTCAAATGCAAGACCAACGGCGTGCGCGTGTTCGGCTACGCCAGCAACGAGGCCGACGAGTACGTGATCAACGAGGACGAGGCCGCTTTCGTGAGCGAGGCGTTCAAGCGGCGCATAGCAAAGGAGACCACCAACTCGATAGCTCGCGACTTCGCGGCACGCGGGGTCAAGACCTCGCAGGGAAACCCGTGCGGCTACTCGATGGTCGAGCGGATGGTGAAGAACCGGAAGTACACGGGGCGCTACGAGTGGGGCGGCGTTGTCAAAGAGGGCGGCATGCCCGCGATTATCGACGAGGTGACGTTCATGGAGGCACAGGGCATACGCGCGGCCAAGGAGCGCAGCGCGGAGAGCTGGGGCGACTTCGCCCTTTCCGGCAAGGCGATCTGCGCGGGCTGCGGGCGCAACCTGCAAGGCGTGAGCGGGCGCGGGCGCGGCAACCGCAAGTACGAGTACTACCGCTGCCACGACGGATGCGTTAAGCCCGTCAGGCGCGAGGAGCTTGAGGGCGAGATCGTCAAGGCGCTGCGGGCTCTTCTGCAAGACCGCGAGGAGGCCTTGAGGATAGCCCGCATGGTGGCGGAAAGCTCGGACGGGGCAGAGGTGGCGGCGAGGCGCAAGCAGGCCGCCCAGTCGCTCTCAGCCGCCGAGCGCGGGCTTCGCAACATCTTGAACGCCATCGAGCAGGGTATCATCGCGCCCGGCGCGAAGGAGCGCATAGCGGAGCTTGAGCACCAGCGCGACCGCGCCAAGCTCGACCTTGAGGCGATCAGGGACGATCAGATAGACCCCGAGCGGCTGGCCGACTTCCTGCAATGCGGCTCCGCCCTGGACGACGCGACTCTGTTGAAGGCGTTCGTCTACCAGGCGAGCGTGAGCGACGAAGAGTGCATAGTGACGCTGAACTACGACGTGGAAAGCAACGAACCCGCCAGACTGGACGTCCAACGGGTTCGTACAAAATGCAAATGGTGCCCCCAGCGGGATTCGAACCGTCGACACCCGCTTTAGGAGAGCGGTGCTCTATCCCCTGAGCTACGGAGGCATGTTGTACTAGTGTAGCAGATTTACTGCATCGCCATACGTCGCATGACTAGACTTCGAAGTTGCGGTGGAATAGTTCCTGTCTGAAGCATCTAAAGCCGTATTTAGAAACTATTTCACCGCAACTTATGAGGAGCTAGTTGCCTTTGTGGAAGAGGCCTTTGATGACGGAGGGGATGCTCTTGGCGCCCTTGGCCGTCACATCGATAAAGTCGGGCGAACGCACGAGCTTATTCTCGTCGACGTACTTGCGGACCGCGCGAAGCGTCTCTTTGTCGTCGCGCGTCGAAAACGTAAAGTGACCGTTGTCCTTGGTGAAGATGGCAAAACGCGTAATCTTCTTGGTGCCGCGCAAAACCTCGGCGGCAATATAGTCGACCTCGTCCCACGGGATTTGAATATAATCCTCGGGATTGCGCTCGTTATAGTACTCAAACGCCTTATTGCCCACCATCACGTTACCGTGGCTGGTAAGCCCCATCAGGCAGGTTGCCGGCGTTGCCAGATCGACCGTGCTGTTCTGAGATTGCGCCATACGCGCCTCGCCCTCCAATAAAAACAATCGGACCGCATCCAGTGTACCCACCG